AAACAACAAATCGATGCATTAAATGAAATGGGTAAAAAGTTGGATGTTATTGTGGCGGTGTTAAATCAAGGAAATAAAAATACTAAAGAAATTCAACGTCATGTACAGGTAGGATAATTTAGTAACATTTTACAAACAGCATAAATACAGCAATATTAATTAAAACAGGTTATCCATATGCCATGGAAAAAATATTTTAAAGTTGCTGATACATCAGGACAGTTTAGTCCACTAAGTGGTGCTAACAACACACCACAATCAAGTAACTTCGCATTTAGAAACTATCAAAGTAAACTTCCTGAAGTTTATACAGGGCATCCTAACCGTGTTGAACGTTACAATCAATACGAAGCGATGGATATGGATAGTGAAGTAAATGCTTGTTTAGATATTATTTCTGAGTTCAGTACACAAGCAAACGATATTACGGATAGTCCATTTGATATTAAGTATCAAGAAAAACCAACAGATAACGAAGTTAACATTCTTAAAGAGCAATTATCACAGTGGGTTAAACTTAATAGGTTCAACGAGCGTTTATTTAAAATATTTCGTAATACAATTAAGTACGGTGACCAAGTATTCATTAGAGACCCTGAAAACTTTAAACTTATGTGGGTTGAACCTACTAAAGTATCAAGAGTAATTGTTAATGAAAGCGACGGTAAAGAACCAGAGCAGTACGTTATCCAGGATATTAATCCTAATTTTCAAAACTTAACAGTTGCGGCTAAAAATACAGATGACTTTTCTGTAAACCCTGCACGTGGTGGTTACACCGCACCAAATCAAGCACCTGTAAGTGGCGGCAACTTAAATAATAACGGCACACGTTTTTCTAATTCAATGAAAGAGTCTGTTATTGATGCTAAACACGTTGTGCATATGAGTTTAACAGAAGGACTTGATGTTACTTGGCCGTTTGGTACTAGTATCTTAGAAAACGTTTACAAAGTATTCAAGCAAAAAGAAATGCTTGAAGATGCTATTTTAATCTACCGAATCCAAAGAGCACCTGAACGTCGTGTGTTCTACATTGATGTTGGTAATATGCCTAGTCATATGGCAATGAGTTTTGTGGAACGTGTTAAAAATGAAATTCATCAAAGACGTATTCCTACACAAGATGGTGGCGGTAATAATATGTTGGATGCAACATATAATCCATTATCAACAAACGAGGACTTCTTCTTTCCACAAACCGCCGAAGGACGTGGTTCTAAAGTAGATACATTGCCAGGCGGCGAAAACTTAGGTCAAATTGATGACTTACGTTATTTTAATAATAAGTTAGCACGTGGTTTACGTGTGCCAAGTAGTTACTTACCAAGTGGTCCAGATGATAATCCATCTCCACTAACTGATGGACGTTTAGGTACAGCACTTATTCAGGAATTTAGATTTAATCAATACTGTAAGCGTTTACAAGCGTCTTTGGCACGTATTCTTAATACAGAATTTAAACTTTACTTAGCGTACAGAGGATTTAATATTGATAGTAGTTTATTTGATATTAAATTTAATGAACCGCAGAACTTTGCTAGTTACAGACAAAGTGAGTTAGATGCAACACGAGTTTCAACATTTAATAATTTAGAGCAATATCCATATCTTAGTAAGCGTTTCTTATTGGAGCGTTACTTAGGTTTATCCGAAGAAGAAATGACTAAAAACGAGGAACAGTGGGAAGAAGAAAACTCCAAACAGCAAAATATTGATGCAGAAGGACAAGACTTACGTGGTGTTGGTGTTATGCCAGGTGGATTTGAAAGCGATATTGGAACTATGGATGAACTTGCAGGAATGGAAGATATGCCTGACGAAGATATGGGTCCGGAAGGCGGAGTTGATGCAGAATTAAATCCAATGGCCGCTGAAGCACCACCTACACCAGGCGGAGATGTTGGCGGATTACCATAAATAGTACTATGATATTAAACGAACTTTTCAATAAAGCAGTTCCTGGATACCAGGATTTAGAAGATGACAATACACAAATCACAAAAGACGATTTGCGTAAAACCCGTCTTACTTTAAAACAAATCAATAAGTTACGTCAAATGAATGACATACGTAATATTGAACGTAAAGAAAAGTTAGAAAAAATTCAAACAATGTATTCTGCTCCAAGTGAGGATATGGGTGGCGGTTTTTAAGTAGAAATCTTAAAAATCACACAAAATTACACAAAATTCTTAAAAAAGGCACCTTTCTGCTTGGATTTTCTACATTCCTTGTAAATACACACACGAACATTTTAATTTTTGGAGTTAACAATGAGTAACAAATTTGAGAAACTAATTGAGTACGTTATCAACGACGAAGATCAGAAGGCTTCTGATCTTTTTCATGAAATAGTTGTTGGTAAATCACGTGAAATTTACGAAAGCCTAATGCAAGACGATATCGGCGGTGACGAAGTTGATGATTTTATTGACGATGTTGAAGCTGACGAAGAAGGCATTGAACTAGACAACAACGAAGAAGAAGAAGTTGTTGATATGGACTTCGACAATGACGGCGAAGCTGACGATCACGAAGAAGAGCACGAAGATATCGAAGATCGTGTTGTTGATTTAGAAGATAAGTTAGACGAGTTAATGGCTGAATTCGACGAGTTAATCGACGATGGTGCAGAAGAAGAAGTTGCAGACGAATTAGAAGCGGAAGAAGAACTTTCATTTGAAGAAAGTGCAGACGCTGATGCAGAATTAGAAGAAGATGAGTCTAAAGAAGAGTTAGAAGAGAGCGCAGAATTAGAAGCGGCTCCTAAGCCAACTACTTCAGAAGAAGGTTCTGTAAACACTAAGAGTGCTAATGCAGACGATGCAGGCAAGAAAGCAAAAACAGATGCTAAGCCTGTAAGTACAGATACATCAGCAGAAAAAGGTCGTCCTGCTCCTAAAGCACAAGATTTAGGCGTTGATGGTCCAGAAGGCGGTGCAAAGTTAGAAAAAGCACCAGCACCTAAAAAAGGTTAATAAGAAATGGCGTTCTTACAAGAAAATTTATCATTTGATGCCGCTCAAGTAGTACTTGAGCATGAAGAAGGCACAGAAGGTAAATCATTATTCATGAAAGGACTTTGCATCCAAGGTGATGTGAAGAACGCCAACCAGCGTATCTACCCAGTTAATGAAATTAATAATGCTGTTAAAACATTAAAAGAACAAATTGGCGGTGGATATTCTGTATTGGGTGAATTAGACCACCCAGATGATTTAAAAATTAACTTAGACCGTGTGAGTCACGTTATCACAGATATGTGGATGGAAGGCGCAAACGGTTTCGGTAAATTAAAAATATTGCCAACTCCAATGGGGACATTAGTTGAAACCATGTTGAGTAATGGCGTTAAATTAGGTGTCTCGAGCCGTGGTAGCGGTAACGTTAACGAAAGCAACGGACATGTAAGTGATTTTGAAATAGTAACAGTTGACGTTGTAGCACAACCTAGTGCGCCTGATGCGTATCCAACAGCAATTTACGAAGGATTGTTGAATATGGAAGGTGGTTCTAAGTTGCTAGAAATGGCTTCTGATGCTAGAGAAAGTATCACAGCACAGAGATTTTTGAAAAGTGGAATTATTCAACTTATCAAAGACCTCAAATTATAGGAGAAATCGATGCTAGATGCAATGAAACCCTTGCTTGACAGTGAACTTATTAACGAAGATACTCGTGTAGCAATCCAGGAAGAATGGGATAAAAAACTAAACGAGACTCGTGAAGAAGTACGCACTGAGTTGCGCGAAGAATTCGCACAGCGTTATGAGCATGACAAACAAACAATGGTGGAAGCACTAGACCGTATGGTATCCGAAAGTCTTGAAGCGGAAATTCAAGAAGTTATTACTGAAAAGGAACAACTTGCTGAAGACCGTGTTAAGTTCAACAAGAAGATGGTTGAAAATAGCGATAAATTTAATAAATTTATGGTTACTAAGTTATCTGAAGAAATTAACGATTTAAGACAAGATAGACAAATTCAAGCAGAAGGTATGCAAAAGTTAGAAGACTTTGTAGTTAAGTCACTTGCTAAAGAGATTAAAGAATTTGCACAAGATAAGAAAGAAGTTATTGAAACTAAAGTAAGACTTGTAGCAGAAGCAAAGGATAAACTAGAAACTCTTAAAACAACATTTGTTAAAGAAAATTCTGAAAAGATTGAATCTGTTGTTGCCAAGCGTCTAGAAGACGAATTATCACAATTACAAGAAGATGTTAAAGTTGCTCGTGAGAATAACTTTGGACGTCGTATCTTTGAAGCGTTCGCTACAGAATTCACTGGTACTCATTTAAATGAGAACGCAGTAGTTCGTGAACTAACTGATAAGATTGTAGAGCGTGATGAGAAGTTAGCCGAAGCGAAAGAAACAATTAAGAAAGCAAAAGTATTAGTTGAGTCGAAAAATAAAGAAGTTGAGACCATTAAGGAATCAAACGAACGTGCCAAGACTATGGATGAACTGTTAAGTCCTCTACAAGAAGACAAAGCAGAAGTAATGCAGAACTTACTTGAAAACGTTCAAACTTCAAGACTTCAACATACATTTGAGAAATACTTACCAGCCGTTCTTGCCAATAAGTCTGTAGGTTCAGATGTAAAACGTAAGAAAGCACTAACTGAGAGTAAAACCGAAGTTACTGGTGATAAACAACAAACAAAAGAACTGTGCAAAGAGAGTATCGACAATATTGTTGATATTCGACGTTTAGCAGGTCTTTAATTAACTGATTTTTAGGAGAAAAAAATGTCAGAACAATTAATCGAAAGTCGTTGGTCAGAGACTAAAGACGCCTTGCTAGAAGGTCTACAAGGTACAAAAAGAACAACTATGGGTGTTGTTTTAGAAAACACTCGTAACCACTTAGCGGAAAGTGCGTCAGCTGGCGCTACTGCATCTGGTAACGTTGCTACACTTAACCGTGTAATTTTACCAGTAATTCGACGTGTGATGCCTACGGTAATTGCAAACGAATTAGTTGGTGTACAGCCAATGTCAGGTCCAGTAAGTCAAATTCATACATTACGTGTACGTTATGGTACTACAATGAATGATACTAGTGCTGTAAACACAGACACTACTGCAGGTGACGAAGCATTGAGTCCATTCAAGATTGCTACAGCATACTCGGCTGGTACAGGCGCTACACAAGCGGCTTACACAGGTGGTGCTACATCAGCTCTTGAAGGTAACGGTGGTCGTAACATTAGTGTTCAGTTATTGAAACAAGCTGTTGAAGCTAAGACACGTAAGTTACAAGCACGTTGGACATTTGAAGCGGCACAAGATGCTAATTCAATGCACGGTATTGATGTTGAAGCTGAAATTATGGCGGCTCTAGCACAAGAAATTACTGCTGAAATTGATCAAGAGATTTTACAATCTTTACGTTCATTAGCAAACACTGAGTTTACATACGACCAAGCGGCAGTATCTGGTACTGCAACTTTCGTTGGTGACGAGCATGCGGCACTAGCTGTTTTAATTAACAGAACTGCTAACTTAATCGCACAACGTACACGTCGTGGCGCAGGTAACTGGGCAGTAACTAGTCCACAATCATTAACAATCCTACAGTCTGCAACTACTTC